CAAGGTAATGGAGCACAAGGAGTACAAGGCCCTCAAGGCAACCAAGGCTACCAAGGAATAACAGGACAAGGATTTACAATTTATCAAATATATAACTCAGTAGCTTTATTGTTAGCTGATAATTCATGTCCCGAGGGACAATTTGGTTTGGTTGGGGGCAGTTTATCTCAATCAGATCCTGATTATGGAAAGTTATATTTAAGAAGTGGTGGAACATGGAACTTTTCAACAGATATGTCTGTTCAAGGTATTCAAGGCCCTCAAGGAACAAAAGGCGATCAAGGTAACCAAGGTCCTCAAGGAATACAAGGAACAAAAGGCGACCAAGGAAATCAAGGCCCAACAGGACAACAAGGCAACCAAGGCCCTCAAGGAATACAAGGAACAAAAGGCGATCAAGGAAATCAAGGCCCAAATGGTCCTCAAGGCAACCAAGGTCCTCAAGGCAATCAAGGTCCTCAAGGAATACAAGGAACAAAAGGCGATAAAGGCGATCAAGGTTTTCAAGGCCCACAAGGTAATCAAGGCCCACAGGGTAATCAAGGCCCACAAGGCAACCAAGGCCCTCAAGGAATACAAGGGACAAAAGGAGATCAAGGCAACCAAGGCCCTCAAGGAATACAAGGAACAAAAGGCGATCAGGGTAACCAAGGCCCAAATGGTAATAATTCAACAGTACCTGGCCCTCAAGGAAATCAAGGCCCTAATGGTAATAATTCAATAGTAGCGGGTCCACAAGGTCGTCAAGGCCCTAGTGGTTTAGATTCAACAACAGCGGGTCCTCAAGGCCGTCAAGGCCCTTCAGGTACTGATTCTACAACAGCAGGCCCTCAAGGCCGTCAAGGTCCTACAGGCCCTAGTTCAACAGTAGCTGGTCCTCAAGGAAATCAAGGCCCTACAGGTACTGGAGATGCAGGCCCTCAAGGACGTCAAGGCCCTACAGGTAATGGTCCTCAAGGAAATCAAGGCCCACAAGGTAACCAAGGTCCCACAGGTACTGGTAATCAAGGCAATCAAGGTCCAACAGGTGCAGGCCCACAAGGCAACCAAGGCCCACAAGGTAACCAAGGCCCTACAGGTCCTGGATTTAATGCTATTTCACCGGCAACAAATAATGCTTTATTAATTAGTAATGGTACTTCAACCGGAGCTACTACAAATGCAGCAATAACAGTAAGTGGAAATACAATTTATGCGGATGGTTTCTGGCAGAATTCATCTCGCTATTTAAAAAATAATATTATTCCTTTCAATATTGATGCTTTAGCTCTATTAAATCAAGTTAATATAGTAACATTTAATTATAAGGATGATAAAGATAGTGTATCTCACATTGGATTTATTGCTGAAGATACTCCAATAGAGTTATCTTCTCCAAAGAAAAATGCAATGGATATCCCATCAACAGTAGGTGTGTTAATAAAAGCAATTCAACAATTAGAAGCTAGAATAAAAGAATTAGAATCTAAATAATGGCTAGAAGCGGTAATTATCAGATAACAGGAAATGAACTCCAGGCGATGGTGAATGAGAATTTGATTGGGTTAAGACCGGGTCAAACCATTCCTGCTATCAATCGATGTTTAACTCGTGCTGAAGTTGCTAGTAAAGTATATGCTAGAACAGGTCCTCAAGACCCATATTTTCCATCTATTCCTTCTACAAGTTGGGATATAGGTGGTGGTATTTATCAAGTTGGATCAAGTCCCTATCTTACATGTAATTGGAATTATATAAGTCCCTTACCAACCCAAAATTCAATATTATTTGAAATGGATCAAGTAGGAGGAGTTGATTATCTAAATGTAGATTTATTTGGACAGGTTAATGGAACTTCATTAGTATTAGATCCAAATAATAGTCCTCCTTTAAATGGTTTGTTTTTTGGAGGACCACAATATTCTCCTCAAATGAATGCTAATGTTTGGGTAGGAAGTACCCTATCTATTCAAGCTAATTTTGGTAGAAATACTATTGAAACAGCTCCATCAAACTGGGGATGGCAACGTGATGGATATGGATTTTTAGAAATAACTGCAAATGGTACATTAATTTATAACCAATCTTTATGGAAACCTGAATCTCACTCTGCTAACCTTGCATCATTATCTTATACTTTTACTGTTCAAGCAAATACAGACTACTACATTAAAGCATACTCAGTAATAGGATACCTATATGACCTATGTTATAGTTCAGATTCACCAAGTATTGCTTGTATAGCGGCTAATAACACACAAACAGGAAATTGTGCTTGTTGTAACGGAGGAGGAGGTTGTTAAAATAAAAATAAAATTATGGCTACACAGTGTTTATCTTTTAATAGTACTTGCTCTACACTAATATATGGATGTTATCTGTATACAGATGATAAGAAAACAGTTCCTGTAAGTACTGGTTGGGTATCTGATGGAACTAACGTATATTCCATTAACTCATCTGGCATGATTACAGCGGTAACAGCTTGTTCTAGTTGTCAAGCAGATGAAACATATATTGAATCATTTTGTACTGGAACGACTTTATATTATACCTATGCAGATGGTAATTGTGGAACTTATAATACATTAATAGAATCCAATTCAGCGACTTGTGGATATGAATCGTGGCCTTACTATTGTGAGTGTGGTGGTGGTTGTGGGGGATCTGTAGACCCATGTTACTATAGTGGGTGTTTTGATTGTTCCCCAGCTTAATATATAAAATAAAAATTTATGATAAATTATTACAAAGGAAAACAAATTTACTTATTAGTAGACAGTGAAACTAAAAAAGTAATTACATTAGTAAACGAACCAATTGAGTGCTTCATGCGTGTTATTGCACCAGCCCCATTTTATGATAAAATAGCTGATGATTTAACTAACAATGTTATTGAAACATCAACAGAAGAAGTATTTAACGCGGTTCGCCAAGAAGTAGAAACTCGTCTTTCTTCTTTATAAGATTGCGGTTTTTGGACTTTGTTATATATTTATATACGAACAAAAAAATTTAATTATGTTAATTATTATCGTAGGTTTATTAATCGCAGCTACTATTACTTACTTCTTAATGAAAAAGGGTAAAATTGCTGACGCTAACAACAACAACATTCCTGATGCAATTGAATCAAAAATCGAATCAATTAAAGAAGTTGTTAAAGAAGTAAAAGAAGTCGTAAAAGAAGCTAAAGCAAAGGCTCCCAAAAAACAAGCAGCAGCTCCAAAGAAAAAAACAAATATTAAATAATAAGAAAGAAAGTTATGGAAAAAATTAGTCTAAAATTATTCGAGTTTTTAAATCTCGAAGCTGAAATTAATGGTTTAGTAAACCAACAAACAGGCGAAGCAATTTCTAAGGGTTTATTAGGTGAAAAACTTAATATGATCACTAAGTATTGGATCACTGATTTAAATAAAAGATTGACTTCTGAAAAAGAATCAATTAATAAACTTCGTGATGAATTAATTATGAAGTATGGTTCAACAGACGAAAACGGTGGTTACCAACTGTCTCCATCTACTAAAGTAGAAGATGGTGTCGACGAAGAAGGTAATCCAAAATTCAAAGCAGAACCGAATCAAGATTTCTTTGAATTTCAAAAGGAATACAACGACTTATTAAGTCAAGAAAGAGAGTTAGAATATAAACCTTTCAACATCAGCGATTTCGCTCATGTAGAAACAGAAGGCAACTATCAAACATTCTTTCAATTGATTAAAGTTGAAGACTAATCCCTCTATATAAAACGAAGAAATAGCCTCTAATTCAGGGGCTTTTCTTCATTAAGTCAAGTTGTATGAATAAGTTAGTAGAAATAGGTAAAGCCTGGATAGCAGCGGAAAATCCATCCCCAGAACAAAAAGCAAAAGCTGAATATCGTTTAGCAGTGTGTGATGGTTGTGAACATAAAACACACCAAGACATAATGAAATTTTGGTATTGCAATGCTTGTGGATGTCCATTAGCTAAAAAGGTATTTAGTCCAATTAAAGAAAGCTGTCCTAAAAATAAATGGGAACAATAATATGAATAAGAAATTAACAGAACAGGAATTAGCAGAACTCATCGCAATGCGCGAACAATATTCAGATACAATATTTGAAATTGGGCAGTTACAATATAACAAACACGAATTAGAAGATCAATTAAAACTAATGGATCAGGAATTAACGGAGCTATACGCGGATATAAGATCAGCCGAAACGCGCCAGAATGAATTCCTTATTAAGGTTCGTGAAACTTATGGGGAAGGAACTTTAGATGTACAAACTGGTGAGATCCTAGCGTAAGGCTAGGCGGTTACGTATTTCTCCGAATATTTATTGTCAGAACAATTCAAATCAATTTAACTAAAAAATACTATGGCAGAAAAAATTATCTCTCCTGGCGTTTTCACTCGCGAAAACGATAAGAGTTTAGTACAAAGAGGTATTCAAGAAGTTGGAGCTGCTATTGTTGGACCTACAGTTAAAGGTAATCCTTTAGCACCAACATTAGTGACATCTTATAGTGAATATTTATCAGTTTTTGGTGATATATTTAAGAGTGGTAGTAACTACTATGAATATTTTACTTCATTAGCTGCTAAAGAGTACTTCAACAACGGTGGAAACTCATTACTAGTAACAAAAATCATCAGTGGTTCTTCTTATAACACTTATGCAAGTTCATCAGTATCAACTGCAACATCAGGTACAGCGTCTTTCGTATTAGAATCAACTTATTGGGGCGATATCGCAAACAATAGTGGTTCTGAAGTATCAGGTGCTTTAGCAAATGGTACAACAGAGAATGTACGTTGGGAAGTAACTAATGTAAGTGCTACAAAAGGTACATTTACATTATTAGTTCGTCGTGGTGATGACAATACAAACAACAAAAATGTTTTAGAATCTTTCTCAAACTTGTCATTAGATCCATCTCAACCAAACTACATTTCTCGTGTAATTGGTGATGCAAAACCTGTTTACAATAGTTCAAAAGGCTTAGTAGAAATTTCAGGTAGCTTCCAAGGTGGTTCTTCATATGTTCGTGTTAAATCAGTAACTAATACTATCGATTCAATCGATAATAACGGAAACTACAAAACTTCAACATATAGTGGATCTTTACCAACATCAGCTAGTGGTTCATTCAGTGGTGGTGTTGCTGCAACAAACAGAGCTGCTTCATTCTTTGAAGCAAACGATACTGCAGCTACAGATTGTCAAGGATTTGCTGCTGCTGATTATGCAGCTGCTTTAACTTTATTATCAAATAAAGATGATTATAGCTTTAACTTATTATTAGTTCCTGGTGCAACATTAGGTACTAGCGCTTTAAGTTCAATCTCAGATGACGTAATTGCAGTGTGTGAAGGTAGAGGTGATTCAATGGCAATTATCGATACTACAGCATACGGTGCTAACGTAGCTGCTGCTGTTACAGCTTCTGCTGCTAATGGTTCAAGTTACGGAGCTGCTTATTACCCTTGGGTACAATTATTCAGTTCTAACTTAGGTAAGGCTGTATGGTGTCCTCCATCAGTAGTAATGGGTGGTGTATTCGCATTCAACGATCAAGTTGGTGCTGAATGGTTCGCTCCAGCAGGTTTAAACCGCGGTGGAATTGGATCAGTATTACGTGCTGAAAGAAGATTATCTCAAGAAGATCGTGATAACTTATATGATACAAATGTTAACCCACTAGCTTCATTCCCTGGAGAAGGTGTTGTAGCGTTTGGTCAAAAGACATTACAAAAGAAGTCAACTTCATTAGATAGAATCAATGTTCGTCGTTTATTAATCACATTAAAAGGTTTCTTAGGTCAAGTAGGTCGTTCATTAGTATTTGAACAAAATACAGCAGCTACAAGAAACAGATTCATGAGTATAGCTAATCCTTACTTAGAATCAGTAGTACAACGTCAAGGTTTGTATGCTTACAAAGTGGTAATGGATGATTCAAATAATACACCGGATGTAATCGATAGAAACCAATTAGTTGGTCAAATCTTTTTACAACCAAGCAAAACAGCAGAATTCATTGTGTTGGATTTCACAGTATTACCAACTGGGGCAACATTCCCAGCGTAAGAGTTATAAACAATAATATTTATTAATAGACAAAATTTAACATAAAATGGCTGTATTAGATGCAAACCAAATAATGTTCACCGCTTTCGAACCAAAGGTGCAAAACCGTTTCATCATGTATGTAGATGGTATCCCAGCATATTTGATCAAGAAAGCAGCGTCTCCTCAGTTTGACGCAGGTGAAATCATCTTAGATCACATTAACGTTTACCGTAAAGTAAAAGGTAAAGTTAAGTGGCAAGACATGACTTTAGAATTATATGACCCAATCACTCCGAGCGGTGCTCAAGCAGTAATGGAATGGGCTCGTTTGGCTCACGAATCAGTAACTGGCCGTGATGGTTATTCTGATTTTTATAAAAAAGATTTAGTACTAAACGTATTAGGCCCAGTAGGTGACATAGTTAGCGAATGGGTAATCAAAGGTGCATATGTAAAAACTGCAAACTTTGGTGAATACGATTGGTCTAGTGAAGCAGCAGTTAACTTATCAGTTACTATTGCTATGGATTATTGTGTATTGAATTTCTAATTCCCTTCATATTTCTTTTCCTTAAGGCGTCTGCTTATGCAGACGTCTTTCTTTTTTGTATATTTATATATACACAAATAAAAATGTTATATGAGCGAATTTAAAATGCCTACCGAAACGATTTCGTTACCTTCAAAAGGCTTATTGTATCCAAAAGAATCACCATTATCCACAGGTGAAATTGAAATGAAGTATATGACCGCTAAGGAAGAAGATATTCTTACCAACGCTAACTACATCAAAGATGGTTCTGTACTTAACCGAATAATGCAGTCATTAATTGTGTCAACAGTTAATTTTAATGACATATTAGTGTGCGATAAAAACGCAATTCTGTTAGGTGCTCGTATCTTGGGATACGGTGCTGAATACCCATTTAGATATTTTAATCCGTCTACAGGCGCTGAAGAAACAATCACAGTTGATTTATCAACATTGAAAGAAAAAAAAGTTGATTATTCATTGTTTGAAGAAGGTAAAAATGAATTTGAATTTACAATGCCATTATCAGGAAACGCAGTGACGTTTAAATTATTAACGCACGGTGATGAGCAAGCAATCGATGCTGAAATTAAAGGTTTAAAGAAAATTACACCACAAGCTTCATTCGAGATTACAACTCGTTTAAAATATATTATTACATCAATCAACGGTAAGAGAGAATTAGCATCAATTCGTGATTTTGTTGATAATGGTTTAACAGCAAAAGACGCTAGAGCGTTACGTGAATATTATGCCGAAATCCAACCAGATGTTGATATGACTTATTATCCTGAAGGTGCAGAGGAGGGCATTTCAGTTCCAGTAGGGATTAACTTTTTTTGGCCTGACTCAGGAAGATAGACCTATGGTATTTGGCCAAATCCACGAAATAGTATTTCATGGAAAAGGTGGATACGATTGGAATACGGTGTATAACATGCCAATATGGTTACGTCGATTTACGTTCCAAAAGATAAAAAAGTTTTATGAAGATGAAAATGAAGCTGTTGAAAAGCAAAATAAACAGATGGAAAACAAATCAAATTCATCATCAAAACCATTAACCCCAAACGTATCACAACCTACATACTCAACGAGAGCGCCTAAGAAATAGGCGCTTTCAATATTTATATGGGTAATTAAAACACAGTAATGGCGGATACTACACCAATATCAGCAGCAGAAGCAGCGGAATTAGTCAAATTGATGAAAGAATTAAGAGATATTACTATCTCTGATGCTAAAGCCTTTGAAAAATTGGTTGGAGGTGCTACTGAATTTAGAAAAGAATTAGGTTCATTAAGAAATGAACAAAAGAATCTCAACTCAGATATTAATACTTTTTATGAAATATTAAAAAGAAGTCTTACTGAAATAAGTAAAACAAAAAACGCCACTAGAGATACTAGCAAATCTTTTGAAAAATTAAGTAGTATTGCCTCTAAATTAAAATATGATCAGGACGGTATTTCAACTCTTACTAAAAAACAATTACAAACTAGTCTTGAAACACTAAAACAAGAACAAAGAAATTTAGAGCTTAGTAGAAAAATTAACGTTGAACGTTTATCTGAAGTTAAAAGTGCTTTAAAAAATCAAGATATATCTGCTAAAAAAAGAGCATCATTAAATGCCGAGAAAAAATTATTAGAAGATAATATTAGAACAAGTAGCGGATTTTTAAGAAATCAAGAATTAGGTTATCAAAATTTAGAAAAAGCAGTAAAGGATAGATTAAAGGAAGAAGAAAGAATTCAATCTACTTTAGGTATATCTGGAAAAATAGTAGATGGTCTTGTTGGCGCTCTAGGTAAATTAGGTATTAGTAGTACTTTCTTTGAGAATTTAAAGGAAGATATGAGAGAGGTTGCTAAAACTGGCTCTAAATGGAGTGTATTAATGACGGGGATGAAGGGAGTAGCTTCTGGAGTAGGAGAAGCATTAAAAGATCCTGTTACACAATTAACTATATTGTTAAAAATTGCTAATTTCTTCTTTAAAGCTGCTTTAAATGCAAATGCACAAGCAGTTGAATTAGGGAAACAATTAGGATATGGAACTCAAAGAGCAGATGCCTTTAGAGAAAAGATGGTAGCTATAGAAAGCTCATCTAATAATTTAAATGTCACTACTGCCAGTTTAACTCAAGCATTTGGAGAGTTAGCTAAAGCAACAGGGTTTGCTTATGAATTTTCAGCAGACCAACTTACAACTCAAATTAAATTAACTAAACAAGTTGGTTTACAAGCAGATGAAGCCGCACAAGTTCAAAGATATGCTGCGTTATCGGGTAAATCATCTGAAGAAACTTATAGATCATTTGTTAGAGGTTTAACAACAGCAAGAAATCAACTTAGAGTTGGTATTGATTTTAAAGCAACCTTAGCTGAGGCTGTTAAAGTATCGGGTCAGTTAGCTGCTAATTTAGGGTATAATCCTGAACGTATAGCTAAGGCTGTAGTGGCTATGAAAGCATTAGGTACTACATTAGAAGATACCAAATCACAAGCAGATTCATTATTAAATTTTGAATCATCTATTGAAAATGAATTAAAAGCAGAATTATTAACAGGTCAAGCAATAAATCTAGAAAGAGCTAGAGCATTAGCTTTACAGGGTGATATGGCAGGTGTGGCTCAAGAATTAGCTAACCAAGGTATGACTGCTGCTAAGTTCTCTAAAATGAACGTATTAGCACAAAATGCATACTCTCAAGCTTTAGGAACAACATCAGATAAATTATCTGAACAATTAAGAAAAAGAGAAGAAGCAGTTAAATCTGGTAAATCTTTAGCTCAAATAAATGAAGAAGAAGCAGCACAAGCTCTTGAAAGACAAAGTGTTCAAGATAAGTTTAATGCTGCTGTAGAAAAATTACAAAGCTTATTTGGTAATTTAATGGCTGGCCCTTTAGGTTCATTCTTAGATTTATTAAGTGGTGGTTTAGGCATCATTAATAAAATGATACCTGCTTTAAAAATAATTGGTGGTCTTTATGCACTTATTAAAGGTTATCAACTAACATCAAATATTTTATCTACTTCAGCTTTAGCTGCAGGTAGAGCCAATTATGCTATAAAAGCAACTCAAATGGGAACTGAGGCTTTTATAACACGTGAAAAAGCTACTCAAAACTTGATGGACAAACAAGGATTAGGAGCTAGAATAGTATATAATGCACAGTTATTAGCTGGATTGTTATGGGAGCAAGGTATAGCAGGTATTAAAACATTTGCCGCTACTTTAGATGAAAAAAGCCTTGCTAGAAAAGTTATAATGGGTACTTATGATGCCGCTGCAGTTGTGGCAGCTAGAGCTAAAGCAGCTATAACTTTTCTTCAAACTACTTATGAAAAGGTTTCTCTTGCTCTTAAACAACGAGGATTATTATTAACAATTCGAGAAGCATGGAAAAGTATAGCAGGAGCGGCTATGTCAGCATTTGAATCAGCGGCAAAAATACCAATTATAGGATGGGTATTAGGTGCAGCCGCAGCTGGTGGTGCTATTGCTTTAGGTGCTAGTCTAATGAGCAAAGGTGATGACGTTATGTCTGGTGGGGATGGGTATGGTAAACGTACTTTACTTGCACCAGAAGGAGCCATCAGATTAAATAATAAAGACACAGTAATTGCTGGCACTGATTTAGGTGGTGGTAGTGGAGGTGGAGGAGGTGTAAACATCGATTTATCACCAGTAGTATCAGTTCTTACTGAAATTAGAGCAGGTATTGATGCATTACTTAATAAAGAAGGCATAGTGATGATGGACAGCGTGCAGGTAGGTACAACACAAAACATGAACGGCCGTTATAAAACAGCCTAATCAAATATTTATACATAGACAATTTTAAATTAAAATAAAATGGCGATTATCAATCAAAAAAACACAAGCAAATTAGGCTTAACCGCTAATGGATTAGCAGCTAACAAATTTGGATACTTTGCAGGTACCATAACTGATAAATTACACAATCAGTATTCAGTACATACAGATCCACAAGTTAAATTAGTTGATTTTAATGGTTCTTCTAAAGTTAGAAAAGAATCTACATTAGACGAATTAGATTCAAAAGCACCACGTAACCCACGTGCAAAAAGCTACAAATCAAAATCAGGTCGCAAATATAGCGATTTAGGTCCAACAGAAGGTCGTTACTAATAAACCAATTAAGGGATGCCTATAATTAAACAACTAAACGCTACTAAGTTTCGTAGCTTAAAGTATGGTAATGATACCTCAGACGGAGGTAGCAGCAGGCAGCCTTATATGAAGGTTGAATTAAAAGACATTGATAAACCTTTCACTAAATT